CGTTATTAGAACCTTTACCTAACGGAACTTTATCGCGTAAGTCAGGAAGATTAAAGGTAGTAGAGCCATCACCAGTACCAAAAGCAGTACCGACTGCAGCGAACAGTCTTGCATATGTAGTACGAGAAACAGCTGTATTATCACAGAGTAAGAAGCCAGTTGGAGCTGCTGCACCGCCATATGCCATGATAGTACCAGCTGGAATAACCTCTGCACCACCTGCAGTAGCACCGTCATGAATTCTGATGTTATTAGTATCGGTATCAAGAGAAAGTTCACCTGCTGCACCTGTAAAGGCATCGTTTTGTGCAGTAGTTCCTCGTCTAAATTGTAGCTGTGTAGCCATTGTTTACTCCTTATAGTGTTCCTAAATCGATTGAGCCTGTTATTGAAATTGTGTTTGAAGAGTTAGTGCCTAGTGTAACATCTCCAGAAATTGTTCCATCACCTGATACTGTGAGTGTGTCTCCGCCTACATCGCCTGTGACATCCAGCCCACTAGAATTTATAAGCGCTTTTTCAGACGCATCAACCCTAAAAGAAATCTTACTGCCAGCAACCGCATCATCCTCATCAGCCTCAATGCGAAGCGCAGTGTTATCTAATGTAATCTCGCCATTGTTACTGGTGTCACTATCGTCAAAGCGTATGCGTGGGTTATTTGTGGAAATATCTAAAATATTAGTAATTAAAGTACCTGTTGTTATTGTTGCACCAACAGTTACATTACCAGTAGTGGTTCCGTTACCAACTGTAACAGTAGCATTAGACTGAACTTCAAACTTTGATGTAGCATCGATCCCAAGACCGCCCATAAATGGTGTAACTTTTTGTGACATAATTACCTTTCTATCATAATTTTAACCACAGGTCAAAATATATTTACGATAACGCTCCTAAATCAAATGTGGTAACTGTTAATCCAGCAAAAGTTGGTGAATCGCCTGTTCCAACTGCTTGCCCAATAGCAATATCATCTGCATTAACAGTCACACCAGTACCAGCTCCAATATTAAGAGTTACTGTACCTGAAGTACCACCGCCTGTAAGACCATCACCTGCTGTAACACCTTCAATATCACCCTCTGGAACTGCGGCAATTCCAGCTGCAAGAGCCTCTGCGTTAGAAACAGTAGAGAATGTAGTATTAGCATAGGTTCCAAAAGCATCTGAACGAGATGTTATAGAGGCTACATTATCTTGAACTACATCAATATTTGCATTAAGTTGGTTATAGGTTACTAAATCATTAGCATAAGCTAAAAATAGAGTTGCAGACACATTTGCCTTTGTATCCAGAGTAGTGTTTGCATATGTCCCAAAGTTATCTACAGTTGTAGTAAGAGTAGCAACATTGTCCTGCACCACATTAATATTAGAATTAAGTTGAATAAAGCCAGCTGATGCATTAGCACGAGTATCATATACAGACCCTTGAACTCCGTCTAACAGATCTGCGTTCAGATTTGTAACAAGAGTTGTTGAAGCAACTGTAAATGGTGCAGTGCCTGTAGCAATTGTAGATTCAAGAGTTGATAGAACAAGATCGCCATATGAGAACGAGCCATCGGTGATATCAATTGTACCAGCTGGTTCTGGGTCATACTCATCAAAAAGTTTAAACTTTGAATCTGTTACATCAAAGAACGTACCAAGGTGTGTATATCCAGGTTCTGATAGTCCTGTATTACGATTAGACACCCAACCTGTATCAAGATTAAGAGGAGCCGCTGTACCACTCCACTGATCTCCAGCTGTGTGTCCTGTTGTTGCTCCAAAATTAATAGAAATACCATTAGCAAGTGCTTGTGAAGAACCTGTAATAGTCACTCCAACTGCAACATTAGTGGCAAAATTATCTAATGACCAGTCAAAAGTATCAGGAGTACCAGTTGAGTTGATCATTACATTGAATGTTTCAGTGATCGGACCTTCATAGTGCCCTGTCAAAGTGGCATCGTCTAAACCAGACCCAATAAATACTGTTGCTGCGTCACCAATTGTATCACCAGAGTTAAGATAGATAAGAGTATTACCAACTGCAAGTGAGTTAACCGACGTAATAGATTCGGAACCTAAAACTGCAAGGTTACCGCCAATCGTTAAATCAGCATCTACATAAGCAGAACCTGTTACTCGGAACGATTCAGCTGTTTGGTTTTGTACATCTAAATAAATACAACCATTTGTTCCATCAGTGATGAGCACAATACCTAAATCAACGGCAAAATAAGGATAAGTTGGGGCAAGATTTTGTAAAGAACCAGCTGTGGGACCTACGTGAACTCGTTGACCTGAAGTCAATCCCGTAGTATCACCAAACGCAATACCAGCTCGCTGAACAAAACCAAAAGCATCATCAGCAATAGATTCGGCTGTTAAACCAACGGCATATGAAGTAGCTTCAGTAGCTGCGTTTGCAAGGGCGATAGTAGGTGTTCCACCGTCTTCTGATACAAGATATACAGGTTTTAACTGGTCAATGGTAGCGCCAGAAGTATTTTTAACGTAAACCATTTCATCCTGGCCTACCATAACATTAGCAGATATTCCAGGACCCATAACTTCTAGTGCATTTCTTGCTGCGTTATAGTGTACACGACCTTCTGCGTGTTCAGGAGCGAATGAATCTAAAATAGCAAAGTCAATAGTATTAGACTGCAGAGCTAGATTACCAAATTGCTCTACAGCTACACGAATACCAGCATTTGAAGATCCTGTGTAAACTGTAAGATTGTCTTGGACTACATTAACATTAGATTCTGCAGCTGCTACATTGTCTTGAAGCAAATTAAGACTTGCAGTGACGTTTGAAGTTGCAGTATCAATAGTAGTGGTAGAGGCATCAGCACCAGTTATTGTAAGACCAGATCCAGTTTCATTAGGAGCGATAGTGACATTGCCAATAAATAAAGTGCCTGGACCTAGGTAGATGTCTTTCCAAACTAAATCTGGTGCGCCTAGTGAATATGTATTGTTAGCTGAAGGCTCAACGTTTGCATCAGTAATAATAACATTTGAGTCTGTATTATAAGTAAAAAATGTATTATCAGCTCGACGAGTTTCAACAGCGTTAACATTAGCTTCGGTTGAAGCTACGTTAGCTAAATATTCAACTCGAAGAGCTGCAACATTAGATTCAGCTGATGCAACATTGTCTTGCACAGAGTCTAAAAGTGTTAAAGTTGCATAAGAAGTGCCTACATTTGACCAAACAACATCAATGTTAGCATTGAGTTGTGTATAGTATGCATCTGCATTAGAGGAAACTGTATCAATGTTAGCATTGAGTTGTGTATAGTAGGAATCTGCGTTAGAAGAAACAATATCAAGGTTTGAGTTTAAAACTGTGAATGTTACAAAGTCGTTAGCCTCTGCGAGTGAGGTACGAAGCGAAGCTGCTGTTACTTTTTTAGTAGTATCACCGCCTACATCAACAATAGGAACTACGTCATTATCGGCAACATCAACTGCCGCGAGTTCCGTAAGTTCGGTAATTTTTACGTTTGCCATTATGTCTCCTCAAAAATTTAAACACTGATTAATGCATTTTTACACAGTTTCATGATGGTGTCCAACCTGAATTTATTATAAGGCTATATTATCAAGACCTTGTGTAATTAAAAAGTCTCCTGATTGTGTGGTAAGCACATCAGCTGCTGTAAACACATCTTCAATAATAAACTCACCATCTTGTGTTATAAGCTGATTTAAATCTTGCGTGATAATAAACCTAGCTGCACCTTCAAGTTCAGTTGGAGTGAACAGCTGTTCGGCTCCAAGCAACTGACCAGCTTGAGTAGAAATAAACTCGCCAGCCTGTGTTAATAATATAGACAGCTCTTGATCTGCAACTCCTGGTTCATCGGCACCAGTAGAGAAAGTAGACTGATTAGCTAAAATAAGCCTACCATCTTGAGTAATTAAAAAATCACCAGCTTGAGTGAGTAGATGATCGGCCGCAACTCCGCCAAGAGCACGACGCATCGCAGAGACAGAGAGTAGGAGGCGATGCGCTCCTAAAGGCATTAGTTTCTCTCAGAAATATATAGAATTCCAGCACTAGTAGACTGTATAACAGCTATATATTTGTCATTCTGCGAAGGATCAGTCTCTGCTCCTAAAGAAATGTCATAGATAAACCCAGAAGGAAGAAAGTGTGAGTTTGTGGTGTTTGCCTCAACTGATGCGCCTCCAGTTTCAATAAAACAGTCAGACGTAGCATAGAGTGAGACTACACGTACAGACTGTGATATTTCAGGGGATGTATTAGATGTGCCTGTATAAGGAACTTGCAGCCCACGATTCGTGCGTAAGGCTAGTACTGGGATTGCCTCGTTCCCATCATCTCTTGGTTGTTTACTCATTGTCTCTCCTCTACCACCAGCGATTCCAGCGGGTGCGCGCCACATAAGCCCACCACTCCGAGCGAAGCTCGCCGTGAATTTTTTCTCTCTCCGCCCATGATGTGCGAGTCAATTCCATCTTTTTAATATGAGCAACATACCAGTGAATCCATTCAGTTTTATAGTCATCCACCATAGACAATCCACATTCCGTAGAAAATGACGGCAGGGATTGAAACCCCCAGTGCTACCCAAAACCAATCGTTCATAGTCTCTCCTCTATTATACTAATCATGTGGTTGATCATCCAATCATTGCCTTCACGAGTTAAATGATTTCCAGTAACTCTTGAAGTAATAGTGGGGCTCCACAACTCGTCCCATGTTCTCAACTCGATATAGTCTACTTCTGGCCATGTTTCATAAATCGGAAAGGGTGACCAAAAGTAGCAGCGTGGATGAGCAAGAATTTTGTGTGCGTATTGTTTTCCTGCCTTACGTATCTGTTGAACTAAATCACTATCTTGCTTCCAAGCTTCTGTTGTGTGTGATCGTGTATGTGAAACTCTGTTTAGATTAGTCAAATTAACTATTGCATAAGTGTAGTTGTAATCTAATTGACGAAGAATGTCCCAGTTTGATGCTCCAGGAACACCCTTTATTACGCACGGATAACGCTTCTTAATCTCTTCAACCCAAGAATAGTGCTCACTCTGTATTGGCAGAACTCTAAAATCTTGTTCAGTTGAGTAGGAGTCGCCCGCGATGAGAAGGGTCATGCCAACTCCGCGCGAAGCGCGACCGCAATTTTTATGTTATGTAATAGGGTGATGAACAGTTTATATAAAATGTTCACCAGCTCAACCCAGTTGTTAAGCGTCACTCCATGAGGTCCTTCATAAGCTTGTCATAGTTGTTAATTTGAACTGCTACTTGTGGTCCTTGTGTTTTCGGCTTCAACGACGTTTCTACCTCTTGTAGATGCTTCATCCAGTCAAGTAAATCTTTTTTAGAGTAGATGCCTGTTTCCACTGCTTCTTGAATCTTCTGATCAATCACTGAATTGATGAGGTTGATGCGCTTAATTCGATTAAGATATCCTTGCGTGGCAAATACTGAATCAATGTAGTTTTTTACCTCTTTCTTTTCAATTACAGAAGTAACTCTGTCTTCAGTGATTCCATACTCATCTGCAAGCTCGTCGATTGATTTCCCGGATAAGTAATCGTTAGCGAGCGCCAGCATCACCGGGTCTAGAGGCGGAGCCTCTAATGAGCGGTTTAGAGCATCAACGGTTGTTGTAACTGCATTATTTGATTTCATTTGATACCTCGTATAAAAATTGAATTTCCATGTCTACAATGCCATAAGGTTGGAAAAGACCTTCATCTGTGCGAAAAGATGTCACTCGTGCCTCTTCTAGTTGAATGCTTCGCTGCGTAGCAGCATAGCTCTGAGCAGCTGTTTCAAGGCTTGCACCAAGCGTATCACAAGCTCCCATCACATCATCACCGTCATACACATAGGCACGAAGAAAAAGATTGATAATGCCTTGCCGAGCATCGGCACCGCGATGTATGCGCAGTTCAGACTGTGGCATCATGCACACAGCTGGAAAATCATTTACTTCATGAAGATAAGCAAAACGTTTTGTAATGTTTTCTTCAAGCACATCTGTATTTGTAGCAAGATGGGCAACGAAGTTGTCTAGGATTTGTGTACGTCTGGCCATATATCACTAATCATCTGTTCTACAGATTTTCCTTTGCTCCAAGATTTCCAATGATCTTTATTTTGATTGTTCCACCAGTACCAGCGAAGTATATAACGACAAACATCCCAGTCTTCAATAATTAAAAAATTATCTTCAAACCAAGAATGACACCAATCAAGAGCAGGAACCTTGCCTAACGTTTCGTGTTCATCCCATTCTTCTACTCTACAATTTGGATGAAGAATACATTCTCCTGGTAAGCACTGATTTCCGTGTTCGTCAACTGGAATCTTCCAAATTCCTTCAGGCTGTTCATAACCTACAACAGGACTTCCGCTCCACCAATAATTACCTGAATCATCCTCATCACCATAGCAATTGTAAACTAGAGGACCGTACTTAAATTTTTCTGCCATTATTCAAATATCTTTACCATATCTTCTTGATTAGTTAGAGGTTGGAAACAACCAACTCCTAAAATTTGGCTTCCTTCTGGCATTGGAAAGTTCTCATATACTGAATCTGCGATTGTTTTATACTCTTGTTCTACTAAAAGTCTACACAGATTACGATCTTCCCAGCCTTGTCCACCGTTCATTACTTTATCTATGTTGCCACCTGGATATAGT